CCAGTAAATTGCCAAGAAATACCGGTATTTGCCGGGGATATATTTGTGATATTTGGAGATATTTGATTATATGGGACATTAATTACATTATGAACTGTTGCACTGGCTCCGGAGAAAATACCCACAATTTTATTACCTATCGCAGCATTAAAATTATTAGATGTTGTACTTGAAACGTTATCAAGAATAATTCTTGTGAAATCTGGGAAAACTTTCAAAGATCCCAATCCGCCTTGTAAAGTACCGTTGTATAATACTTTACCGTAAATACAATTCGTGTCTGTAAAATCGGAAGTAGCAAGACTTGAAACAAACACATTAGAAAAAGCAACGGTTGTTGAATTTGGTATACCCGAAACTTTAAATAATCTAGTTTTAGATCCTGTGTTCGTAGAAATATAGATAAAATCTCCATTAGAAAATACAGAACTATCTGGAACCGAGAAAGTGTTTGAAGAAGTGGTTATTGATGCATTTTGTGAAACCACTGTAACTACTGCATTAGAAACTGAAGCAGAATTATATAACGTCGTATAATATGTGCTTGAAAACCCGCCAGTGGTATTGGAAAGTTTAATAACCGAAGAATTTGCGCTGTACACAACGCCTGTAGCAGTATTTGACGAACCGTTTGATTGATAAACTTGATCTCCGTTATTGAACGAACCTAAAACGCCTGTTACATTAAGAACAGCTATATTCATCGCTGTATTCGTTGGGTATAATGGTTCACCAAGAGCAAATGTTCCGTTGAGATTATACAATTCAAGATAATCTTCATCGGGTGTTCTAAAAACAGCTGTTCCCGAAAGAGAAGTAAAATTAGCAATATATATTGTAAATTTCATATCTTCGGTAATTATTGGAGTCCAATCTTTATCATTTGATGAAAGAAACAAATCACCGGTATCGTTATTTGTATAAATTGGTGAATTTGTAACAGAATCAGTGCCGCCAATTTCAGCAGTCCATATATTATAGTCCGGATTACCACCAAGAGGTAATAAGACAATAGCATATGATAGACCAGACTGAACAAAAACAGGAGTATCAAAAACAAACGAAGTTGCAACCGAAGCATCAGAAGACGCAACAGGAGGATTTACATCTGTTGGAAGTAAAATTATACTAGCAAAAGGCAAACGTTCTTGTGTTGGAACGCCATTTAAAGTTGTTCTTAATTGTAATTCAATTCCATAAGTAGGACTTACAGACTGAAAGAAAACGTCAATTTGAGTTATATAAACACCGGGAACTCCGGTTGAAGGTTCACTAACGTAAAATGTTTGACCAATTGGATTCATATTTTTCTTATACCTCTTTTAATTTTAAATATTTATTGATTTTTCAAAACCAAAATTATCACCAAATACTTTGCTTATCGAATAAAGAACAAAAAATAACCCAAGCATAAAATATTTTGTTCCTTTGCTTGGTGATTTTTTATTAAAGAAAGGCAATTTATATATAATTTTACTAATAGGTTTACCAACATTCATAATTAATTTTCCAACTTTGTTGTCTTTTTCTCTTTTACCCATTAAAAATTGCATATGTTGAGCCCAAGGAGTGGCAATTCTGTGTGTTATTTTAAGAGTAAGTTCCAATTCTTTGGCGCGACGCTTTTCTAAATCTTTAATCCAGAACATTACATCTGGAGTATTTCCAGACATCCAGTCAACGACTATTGAAGCCCATTTTATATATCCCCAATATGTATCAGGATCATATGATCTTAAATATTCACCAAATTCTTGATCTGCTTTATATGTTTCTTCGTCCATCAAACCAAGTTCATACAATTTTGTACAAATAATTGATCCACACCCACAGTTATCACCGCCACCACTTGTTGGTGGTGTTGGGTCTGGAATGTATTGCTGTGTTACGGCTGTTGCAACTGCCAATCCTTGAACTGTTTGTTGTTGTGTAACTTGTGTTGATGATAATACAGTTTGTCTTGTATTTAATAAACTAGCCCCACTAGCAACAGACAATGTACTACCATAATAAACACCATCTCCTTGTGTTGTTATGGCACTAGAACCTTGTGAAAGATCAGAAATATCATTTAGTTCAAAAGTTATTTGTTGTGATTGAAATGTATTAGCTGGAATACGAAATATACCAGAAACATTACCATTAGAATCACTATACAAAGGAGTTCCAAAAGGGTTACATAATTGTGATCCAGCTAGAGTGGAAGGGTCATACCCCGGCAATATTGGGGCACACCAAGCTGAAACAGGAACATTATTAAAATAAGCATATAGACGAGTATTAGGTTTCATACCAACCGCATTAAATTGGATTGTTGCTGAAGGTATGAATGGTAATATACTAACATTAGTAACAAAATTTCCTAAATTTAACAATTGATTTGATACACTATTTGTTAACTGTGTACCTATTTGTTGTTGAACTGATGAAGTTACCGCTAATGTTTGTGTAGTAGTTGTGTTTAGCGTTCCTGCCATTTTTATTTAATCCTTAAATTGATTATTTATTCTACTATCTTTAACTATCACCATAAGGAGAAGTTCCTACTATACCAAGACCATCTCCACTATCAGACCATTGATATACAGGAGGTGGTGTACCACCATCATCAGATGAAGGAGGCGGTGTCACTGGATCACCAATTCTCTGACTTACTGTAGAAGAAGCTGTAATCAATGTATTTGATGAAGTTGTTGAAAGTGTTTGCCAATTACCCCACTGAGTTCCCCAAGCATTTTGAAGATTAAGCCAGTTTTGTGCTAGATCAAGATTATTAACAACGCTTGGACTTGTTGTTGTATCTGGCGAAATAGAACCAGAAGGAGTTAAAGTTATTGTTCCTATCCAAGTATAAATGTTACCTTCAATACAATTTCTATACTTAGAAGCATATTGTTGTTTAATATAAACATTATTGCTTGTATGTGGCAACATAATAAGTTCACCATGTTGCTGAACACCAGAACTTAATGAAGAATCAAAGGCAAAATCAGAACGCATTTGGACAAACGCAGGTCTTAATGTGTTTGTCATTGGATCAATAGCCATATAATACTTAGGATCTAGTGTATTAGAAAGATCAAAACCAGTGAACGGATCAACAAAGATACCGTTCTGAAATCTTGTCTGACCTGTCGTTGTGGTTTTTATTTGTAATGCAGCCGCTGATTGTTCTAGAAGAGATAATGAAGTATAGTATTCTAGATTTGTAATTCTTGTATCCAAGGACTTAATGTCCTTCATAGTATATCTTCTATTTTGACTTGTCGCTGATTGAATAGCCAAATCATATCTGTTGTACTCTTTGGCTTCGTTGGTTGTCAAAGAAGGATAAGGCGGGATTGATAACAATGAAAGAGTCATCGTACCATTTTGTTCGGACGGCGCTGGAGGATTTGCAACAGCGGGCAATCCTTCGGTGATAACAATATTACCAGAAGTATCGATAGCTAGTCTATCTGTTCTTGAAAGATAATATGCAAGGTCCGTAATAAAAATAGAATCAGGATCTGGTAATATAGGAGTTCCATTAAAACTTAATGTTGATGAAGGATTAACAGTCGCTGTTGCTATGCTTGTAGCCACGTTTGCAGTGTTTGAAGAAACAGGTCTAAAATCAATACAATTTCTTAAATCGAAATAATAACCACCAGAACTTGAATAAGTTGGTATTTCAGCAGTTGTTATCGCGTTAACGTTTGATGTATTTACGTCGTCAATTGGATAAGAATTACAAGTAAAATATCCAGAACCCGATTGATGAGTAAACGCCGACAACTGAACTAAAATCGTTGTATTTGCATTAATACGGTCTGCAGGAGAATTTGTTACAACATTCAAAGTTGCTAAGTCATAGTAAGCATCTCTTTGGCCGTTATCTAAACTGAAATAACTTGCGTAATTTGTTGAAGTATTTGTATAAGTTTTATTCCCGCTCGTATCAATATATACACCGTCAACATTGAAAACATCAGGTATACCTAATTCCCATGGACCTACGTTTTCGTTGATGTTGTTAGAACAATCGATTTTAACAAAAACGTTTTTGTTAATAATTTTTTGTATCGACGTAGCGCCTGATCTAGCAATAGAAGAAGCTACTTGAATGTTAAAAGCTGCGTTCGCTCCCTCGCCAAGAGAAATAGTCAACGTATTTGCGGAAATATTCATTGATCTATTTGGTCTTGTTGAAAATGGTATTGGGTTTCCTGTAATAAACGCTTTCTGGTGAGTCAAACTTCCTACGCTAGAAGAAAAAGTATTATCTACAGTCAAATAAACATTATTAGATATTGAAGTTATAGTTCTAACATCTGATGTGTTTGTAAGAATAAAATCGCCAACGGCATAATCTGTTAAGAACGAAGTGCCGGAACCTGTAACAACGTTACTTGAGCTTGAAACTGTAACCGTTCCAGTTTTATTAGTTGAATAACCGTTTGACGTTGGAACAACAATAAAATCATTCATTTGAGAAGAAGATAGAGTTCCCAAATATAGGAAACTATCGGAACCAGAAGGAGGAGTTGTTATCCCGACAGTAGCGATAGAATTAGTTGCGCTACTAGAAAAATTTGTGTTTGATATTTTTCTATAATCAAATTCTGTATTATTAAATCCGTTTGATGATAATGCATTTTGACCAAATGGATAGATCATACCATTCAAATATGGTGATTTGATAGAAGCGATATAATTATTAGAAGAAATACTATAATCTAAAACAACATCACCAACACCTTTAAGAGCACCATCGTAATAAATTACACTTTTTACATTATTAAAATTAGAACCAGGATTCATCGAAATATCAAATAGATATAATCTATACTGAGCTGTATTTGCTCCTGGAGATCCGCTATTATAAGAAAATCCTCTTATGTACGCTGTTCCTATTTGCGTTGTTGGAGAAAAACTGGTACCTAGGAAAGTTCTATTAGTTACAGAAGTTTTTGGAACGCTGTGTAATTGAACTTGAATGATTTTATTTGAATCGCCGAATTCGCCAGACAATTCGTCTAATAACACATAATAACCAAAATTCAAAGAAACATTTTGTTGAGAAACGTTGGCATAATCTGTTCCTCTTCTCGCTTTGAATGCATTACTATTAATAAACTGAACTCTGTAACCGTTAACGTAGCCTATTCCTGCGCTAACCAAAGCATTATAATGAGTGGCGTAATCCGGATCAGATGTATTTGCCAAACTTTGTGATGAAACAATAAAAGGATTAACTACGAAGTTTCCATTAGTTTCGTACGATCTACGTGCTTCTTCTATAGCGATAGAATTAAATTGGGTATCCTGTCTTATTGTTATCGGCGCGCCTTGTTTGAAATCAACCAAAGAAAAGAAAGTTGTAGTATTCGCTGTGTTTGTTGGTATTGTAACAAGTGTAGGAATTAATTTAAGGCGATCAGCACCCGGCGCAGAATAATTTGGGGCACCAGCAGCGTTATCATAAAGGCTTGTATCATTACTTGCAGTTATTAATTCTTCAGTAGCCTCGAATCCAACAGAAATACCATCGGGCTGATTTGAGTATTTGTCGATTACAGCGGTTTGAGGATCAACATAAATGAAATACCCCTTTTTAAAAATAATACCTTCAGTTGTAGTAAACGCGTAACCTTTTCCTGATACATTAGCAACGTTTGCTGACACTACAGTTGCAACAACTAAATTAGCAGAAGAAATAAAAGTTAGAAGTTCGCTATTTGCGAATTGCGTTTGAGGAGCGCCGTTACTGTAAGTTCCTGTGTTCAAATATTTAATATATAATGTGTTTAGATCAGGATTATTAGAATACAATCCTGGTAAAGAGTTAATAACTGTAGCAGTCAACCCGTTGGGATTTGTGACGCTATATCCAACCAAATCCGAAACCGTTAAAGAAGTACCATTCGCATACGTATCATTCAATTTGACGTAGTTGTAATTGTTATCAAACGTGAAAGTACAACCTTTAATTACCGAACCTTCTTTGAATATATTTTGACCGAACGAGGTTATTTGGTTCTGTAAAATTGATTGAAGCTGATTTAATTCTCTTACTTGAACTGCCGTACCAGGCTTAAACAATACTTTATAATATTGTTTTGTTGGATCATAGTCATCAAAATAAGGACTTGTATTCAAATTAGTATCAAGAAGGGATGTATTCGATGCCATTATTTCCTCTAAAATTTAATAACTATGTTAACTTGTTCAGTTGATGTTGCATTTACATTAAAAGGGGTCATATTTTCTAGATATATTACTTGACCAGATTCTCTAACTAAATCAGGCAATTTCACTAAGCTCATTATACCAACAGAACCGGAAGTATTACCAACAATTTCATATCCGGATATTTGATAAACACCGAATTCCCCTATAAATGGTGTAGTGTTAGAACTTACGATACTTCTAACATCATCCAAAACCAAAACGCTATAAACATTATTTATAGTTGAAATTTTACTTCCTGAAGGATTTTTAATAGTATCTCCAACGTTGAACGGTTTATGTGTAGTTTCGTTAAATCCCGTCATATTCACCGCAGATAATTTCAAATAGTTCGATGAATTGTTAGCGTAAGTAACAACAGCGTTAGAACCTGTGTTAGCGTTTATTAAGATATCCCCGACGGAGAAAGAGGCGGAAGCATTGTAAACTAAATCTAACTCGTCAGTTTTACTAATTATTCTTCCTGTTGCGTAAGTAGTGTTTTGTGTAACATACTCATACAAATTGTAGTTATTTGTATTTGATGATAACGTTATTCTCGCTGTTTGATTGAAACTACTACCGAAATTAACTGTTGAATTTACCGTTCCATTTGATGTGTATATAGAATCAATGTTGGCGTAATTACCATTTAAACTTTCCGTAATCAAATCATTTTGTGAAAATTTTCCAACTACGTTCGATACTCTTATTTGTGTATTTGAAATCACTTGAGTCATAGTAGCGGTACCACCGCTTGTGCTATCCACTAGAGCTTCTGTATTAGCGGGTAAAATAAAATAAACCACATTAGAAGAAGTACAATGGCTGTTTGCGCCAGAAATAAGACCGTATAATAGAGTAGAAGAATTAGCTAAATTAGAAGAATCATAATTAAACGTTCCGCCATAATTATCTAATACTATAGAGCTACTATTACTTGTAGAAATTACTCCAGCAGCGTTTGAAGAAGGTTGATAAACTATTTCTCCTATAGAAAAAGTTCCGCTGGTATTACTAATGCCTAATTGAATTCTATCGAAATCAGTTAGATTAATAATTGCATCTTTGATCGCAGGGTTTTTAATTATTCCTATGGTTCTATAAGAACCGTATAAAGGTAAACTATAGTTTTCGTTTACTGCAGTGTCAAATTTGGTGTATAATCCGGCGTAAATAGCGCCAAGTTCTGTATAAGCGTCATAGCCATGACCGTTTACAGGGCTTATTTGAGGTTGTACAATTGCGCCACTTCCATATAATGTGTTTGAAGAAATTGAAATGTTAGCTTGTGTATAACTCTCGCCGCCATTAATTAATATAATCGAAGAAATTGATCTGGAAGGATTATTACCGCTTAAATCAACGGTGCAATATGCTAGAGCTCCGTTGCCGTCTCCTTCAATATTAACCTTTGGGGATATTACATATTCCGTTAACTCGTTTGGAGAAGTATAAGAAGAAACCACTAGAGCGTTACCAGAAGGAACGCCGTTCGCGTATGCAGATACAACGGGAACGCCAGAAAGAAAACCGCCTTCTATAGTCGACACAGTTATATTTGGATAAGAAATATTATTGTTGATATAGGCTTTAGCTTGAGAATACAAACCATAAGCGTATAAATTAGCAAGGTTATTTACGTTACCATTAACATTATTAAGAATCATATTAGAAGAATTAGCAAAAGAAACAGTTCCATTAGCGCCTTGGCTAGTGTTGCTACTGTCAACTATTACAACCGTTTCTCCTAAAAAGAAAGAAGAATTAGAAGGTTGAGTATTACTAATAGATAATTCAGTAGAGTTAAGATTAGTATAAACTACCGCCCCCTCATATGTTTGTTCGCTAAATCCGTTAATACTTATTGCGTTGTTAACATAATAACAATTCGCGCTAGTCAATATGTTATTGAACGGATAATTCACTGTAATTATTGAAGAATTTACTGAAACAACTCTTCTTAAATTTGTGTTTGCATTTTCGCCGATTCTTATGTAGCTACCGACCGAAAAATCATTAGAAAAATAATTATTTGAAACAGCGACAACGTTTGAAGAGTTATTCGAGATCGATACTTTACCGTTACATTTAACCGCTGAATATGAAGTATCATACATAGGGTAATTTGGGGACAATCCTTTAAATTGTTCATTAAGTACGATATTAGTAGAGTTACTGAAATTAATAGTTCCGTAGACGCCAGTGTCAGATTGAATAAGAGTGTCGCCAGTGTTTAAATAACCAGATTGATAATAATATGTTATATAAGCAATATTTTGATAAATTAAATTGCCTATGTTGAAAATACCATTAACATTACTTAATTGTAAATTTTCATAATAATTAAACGGAGGATTTACGGTTATAAGCTTAGTTGTTCCGCTGTAATTTACGATGTTGGCCAGCTGGCCAGCACCAAAACCAGCTTTAAAATAAATTGAAGAACCTGAATAATAGTTGTCGGAAGGCGAAGAAGTTGATGGTAACTGAACAACGTAATTATTAACTACAGACTGTAAAAATCCTTCTTCGTAAATTTGATAGTTTGTTCCGCCGTTAGTTAAAACCAAACTATCAATCGTTCCAGGAACGGCATTTCCTTGAACCGCATTGTTTGGAGTAACGGGTATATAATTCGCCGATTGGAAATTATTATATGTTGTTGGGTCCACCGTAAACATATACTTCCAAATATAACCGTCAGGAGTCGTAAAATTGCCAATTGTTGTTGTTGAGCTTGGCTCGTAAGTAGAAGGAACTCCGTTCGGAGTTAATACAGAGTATCCGTTGTCAATACATTTGTAAACTGCGTTTTGATCAGTGATTACGTAAAAATTTTCATTGTAAAGGTTTGGGTCTGTATCGTTATATCTAGCGTAAACAGTCCCGTTTGACCAATTATTTCTAACTACCATAGGAACAACATCGGAATTACTTAAACGTTTTCCATAAACGATGTTTTGATATGTTCCCTGTTCTACCTGAAAAATTGAATTATTCGCTTCCGGAACGTTACTGTCGTCTATGTTTCCATTGGCGTCGGTCCAATGTGTAGCTTTAGATACAAAACAATAATAAGAATTCTCGCCGTTACTGACGTCATTAATAAAATCAGTAACAAGATTAATGTTGTGATTGATAGTTAAAATTGCCATTTAATGATCTCTTAATGTTCCAATATTGTATTTATGACTGAACAAAATATGAATTGGCTAATTGAGAATAATTAGAAATTAAATTATCTTTAACCGCGAAAGTACCGAACAATTTGATTCCAATAGGGTGAACCAAATCGTAAACTAATTCTTTATATGTATCTATCATTCTTTCCGCTATTATTTGATAAGAATAATTTTGATAAAAATTACTGTCTTGAATTTTCATAACGTCGCTAACGAAACTTTTATGATTAGTCCAATACCCTTGTCCTATTCCATTAATATCAACAAACGTTGTTCCAGTTACCACGTAGTTATTATTAGAATTTAACAAATTAACTACTTGGTCTCTATCGTAACCAAATCCACTATCGACTATAGTGATCGCAGTTACTATACCGTTCGCGTATCCAGCACGAGCTTTGACGTAAACATTGAAACCTTCTATACCACCATTAACAGGATCAGAAATTCTTAAATCATAAATTAAAGGTTCGACAATAGAAACGACCGGATCGGAAGCGTAACCAGTTCCCGGATTAATATCAGTTATTGAAGCAATTGTTCCAACTTCTTTATTCACCGTGGTTAAAATGTTTTGAATCGATTGATCTAAATTGGCCGGTAAAGGAACTTGAAATACCCAGTTGGTGTTTCTTGTTACAGAATTTATTACCGCATTCGATGTAGAATTAGAATTGTATATTTTTTCGCCTTGTAAAAAATAACCATTTTGAGCGTTTATTCCTAAAACCGTAGAATTTGAAGTAACAACGTTCGCTGTCGCATTTATTGTTTCTACTGGGAATACTGTGTTTAATAATACGTAAGTATTACTTGTATTACTTTTTAATATTACTCCACTAGCTAGATTTGCGTTCGTTATGTCAGAACCTTTGACCATAACGTAAGTGTTATCCGAAATACAAACTGTTAGATTGGCTATACCTTGAGAAGAGTTCGATAAATTTTCTCCAACAGACAAAACTGAAGAAGTAGAAATAACATTACAATCCAATTCTCTTACGCTAACATTACTCATATAAATTTTATTATTAGCTGAAAAAGTACCGTTAATACTAGAAACCGCGATATTATAACCCGAAATAGTGCTATCGAGTATAGTATTATAATAGGTGTTAATGTAATCAGTATTTAATTTATATATTTGTTTATTGACTATACTACCAATATTAAAAGTTGCCCCAGAACCTCCAGTATTGATATATACATATCCGCTATTTGGGGAATACGCGTTAAACGTAGTTCCATTCAGCGGAGTCGACAAAGTTGGGTCGCTATATACAGAAAACGAAGTTGAATTAATCAATTTAGCGTAATAATTATATACGCTAGAATTAAGTTGAAACATTCCATCAACGTAATCTATCCTAATAGATTGGCCGTTCGTTATAGTATTATTGTTCGAAGTTGTGATTACGACTGGATTTGTATTTGTGGCGTTTACTATATTAAACGCTGCTCCGTCAACACTTATTATAGCTCCGGTAGAAAATCCGGAACCGCCGTCTATTAATTCAAACGTAACTTCGCCGTTTTTAGATCTAGTCGCAGCAACTTTAGCCAATGCTCCGTAACCGCTGCCCTCAACGGTTAATACATCGCCAATATTATAATTAATACCGCCTTGAACAACAGTAACAGAAGATAATGACCCAAATATAACTGGCGCTGTATCTATAGTTATTTGAGGGACCGCTTCACAAAAAATTTTTTCTCCGTAATGAAAATTACCTTCTAAACCAATCAAATATAAAACGTTAATAATTTTATTATTAACAGATTTTGTAAAGTAATTGTCAACTACTGCCGTTGATAAAGTTGAAGAAGAGTAAATTTTTTGACCAATTAGATTTACCAAATAAGGATTATCGGAAACTTCTATGTATTTCGGAGTTATCCAGTTATTATCAGATAGTTTGAAAACATATTGATTGGGAATATAAACTTCAATATCTTCATTGAATAAAATTCTAAAAAGTAATTTGTATGATTCTGTGCTACCTTTTGAACGATACAATTCTAATATATGTTTTAATAAAAGTTTTTTATCCGCTTTGATATTTTCCGGAATAGAATCCATATATTTGTCTTTAAAATATTTGACAAATTGAGGAAGAGTAGAATCAATATCTCTATAATCAAGTAAAGATCTAGCTTGATATATTGCGTTATTTTCCGATTCCATCCATTCGTAATACGCCTTCATAAAGGCAATAAAATTCGTTCCTTCTGTTTGATAGAAGTTTGGAAATTGCGAAGCAATGAATGGAGAAATAAATTTATCTATTTCCATTTTATCCGCTGACTGTGTTTATTGTTAATCCAGAAATAGTATCAATTTCTATAATTGTATTGTTATAACAATACAAGTCTTGATTCGTCGGAGTTGCATATATTTTAACACCGCCTCCAATATTATTGAAAGAAACTTGTTGAATATTTACAATTCCTGAAGTATAATCCACAGTTCCTATTTTGTTGTAACTTATGGTCGAAGAACTTGATTGTAGCAATTCATACACTATACCAGAACCCATATCTACTTCTGGTATATAATCCGTGAATATATAATTTTGACCGTTTAAAACAAACAAACTACTTGTCAAAGAACCAGGCTCAATAGAATTCTGAAAATTACAAGAAATAGAGCTAGGAACGTTTAAATTAGGAGAAAATATTTTATATAATTGCGCTTTAGTTTCGTTACTAAGTATTCCGACGTCGGCGTTATTGATTTGATTTTCTAATCTAGACATTCTAAATGCCGTGTTAAAATCTTGTAAATTAGAAACATTGTAATCGTTTATAGTCGAGATCACTTCGGATATAATTGTAGCTGGAGTAGAAATAGTATTAGAAAAATTAACGTGCACAGTGGAATTCAGCGTAATATAAAGGTAATCCGGATCCACAATTTGAACGTTTATTCCTATAGGGGAAAGATTGTTGACAAAAGATTGTATATTTTGTTTTCTATTACTTGTTAATATATTTCCCGTATACGTACTCATAGAAACGAAAACCGTTCCAAATTCAACAACGTTGTTAGAAGTTTCAAGAGAAAAAACATTAACGTGTTCTACTTCGGGGAAATTTTGAAGTATTGTTGACTTGTAATCCGAAGCCGTAACACATCTTCCTTGAGTTTGAAAATATCTAGGAGCGTTGAATCTAATCGATTCAATAGTTTCTGCGTTTGCTCCGCCAACGGAAGGACTTACAGTTGTTATAACGCTAGGCACACCGACGCCACCATTAATCGCACCTAAATCTTGATCGATCATAAAAGATGTTATTCCGTTTCCATCCGAACCAAAAGTTGTTCTATATTTTGCGTAAATTATATCGCCGTTCAATGGATTGTAACCAAACACATTATCACCGAATAATATCTGATATTGTTGGTTTGCCGTCGCTTGCAAGAAATAAACATTGGAAGTATTACTTAAACCAAAAAGATTTTCCGCGTAAGTATATACAGCGTTGGTTCCGTTTTCGTTAACAGTAACAGTAAGGCTTGTCGTATCAATAGAAGGGTTTGATAAAGTGAATATTTGTGAAGGATTAGAATAATCAACAACGAAAGTATCTTGTACATAAGAACCTTCATAAATTTGTAAATTAGAAATCGTATATACTGTATTTGTTGAAAGATAAGATGTTTCTTCATTCGTTACGTAAGTAAATCCACCATTCGCGTTTAAACCACTAAAAATTGTCCCTTTTGGTATAACTAAAGGATTTGTAATTGTGTTGTTATTACTATTGTCGGCAGTGTTTAGGGTAAAACTTATTGTAGCAACTGGGGAACGATTTGATCTGGGTAGATAATTCAATTCTTTGGCGTGAGAAATAACCGAATCTAATTTTTGAGCCGAATCTAGAAACATTTCAGAAGCGACCATATTAAGATAAAATGCATTAAGGAACGTATTGTAAGACATTACGTCCAACAATACGTTCATATTAGATCCTGTGAAATTATAATCCTTAAAGGTAGTTTGACTTTTTAGGAACGTAATTAAATTGTTTTTTAAAGTATCAAAATCTAATGATGTAAGAGTTAGATTGCTATTTGCTGCCATTTATCGCACTCTTTGAAGCATGAAGTTTATTGTTATTGGTTCAGGATTATTTATAAGAGCGTAAGTGATAGTTACTTGTAAACTATAATCGTCTGTCGAAGAGACGTTGACAGAAATCAAATTGCATCTAGGTTCATTATATTTTAAAGTGTTCGCTATATTAAATTCTATTGAAGCGTTAGTAAGATTGTCATTAAACTCAAAAAGAGAATTGTAAATGTTTGAACCAACCGTTGGTTGAAACAATCTTTCTCCAAGAGAAGTCATTATCAAATTTTTGATTGATTGGGTCACAGAACGTTCGTTGACTACTTTACCAAGTTC